GGCAAAAGCAAATAAATTGATTAGTATTGCAGAATCCAGAAAAGATTGTGTAGTTACACTTTCTCCACATAGAGCTGGAGTTGTAAATGTAACTAATTCCGATACTCAAACAACAAATATTATTAGTTTTTATGATTCCGTAACCTCAAGTTCTTATGCAGTATTTGATTCTGGTTACAAATATATGTTTGATAGATTTAATAATACATTTAGATATGTACCTCTTAATGGAGACATTGCTGGATTAATGGCAAGAACTTCGATTAACAATTATCCATGGTTCTCTCCAGCAGGTTCTGCAAGAGGAAGCATCAACAATGCGGTGAAACTTGCTTATAATCCATCTCAAGCTCAAAGAGATTTACTTTATCCAAAGAGAATCAATCCAGTCATCTTCTCTCCCGGTGCAGGAATTGTTCTTTTTGGTGATAAAACTGCTCTATCTTATGCATCAGCTTTTGATAGAATTAATGTTCGTCGTCTTTTCCTCACAATTGAAGAAACAATCGGTAGAGCTGCGAGATCACAACTATTTGAATTCAACGATACGATTACAAGAACAAACTTCTTAAATATTGTTGAACCATATCTTCGTGACGTAAAAGCCAAAAGAGGAATTACAGATTTCCTAGTTGTTTGTGATGAATCTAATAATACACCAGATGTTATTGATGCAAATCAATTTAGGGCTGATATATTCGTCAAACCAGCAAGATCAATCAATTTTATCGGACTAACTTTTGTTGCTAACAGAACTGGAGTTAGTTTTGAAGAAGTTGTTGGAACTGTTTAATTATTAACCAAAACATCAATCCCTTTTAGAGGTAAAGAAAAATGGCATTTAGAAACACTCCAAATTTTAATTCCAGAACTCTGGAAGATTTTAAAGCAAGATTGATTGGTGGCGCAGCTCGTCCAAACCTTTTTGAAGTTGAATTAAATTTTCCTGGATTTGCAACTAATAATGAACAAACAACTGGTGCTACTAATTCAACTAGAACCATTAGTGAACTATCAAGATTTTTAATTAAAACCGCAAATTTACCTGCATCTACTGTGGGAGTAATTGAGGTTCCTTTTAGAGGAAGAAATTTGAAAATAGCGGGAGACAGAACCTTTGATACTTGGACAATTACAGTCATCAATGATGTTGATTTTAAACTTAGAACTGCTTTTGAAAAATGGATGAATGTAATTAATAAACACGATGATAATTCCGGCTTAATTAATCCAGCTCAATATCAAACAGATGCTATTGTAAAACAGTTTGGAAGAAACACTGTAGAATCTACTAATAATTCTACTACAAATGTTACTCCTCCAACAGGAGGAACTCAAATTCCAGTACTGAAAGCCTATAAGTTTTATGGAATTTTCCCAACTTCAGTAAGTGCGATTGATCTTTCTTATGATTCTGCAGATAGTATCGAAGAATTTACCGTAGATCTTCAGGTCCAGTGGTGGGATGCCCTTGATTCTAATGCTGCAAGTCAACTTGGAACATCTATTAATAATACTGCCGTACAAGGATAATTATTCTATAATAAATAATAGAAATATAGTTTCTATTTGAAGGATGCCTAAATTATTTGGTTTTAAAATTGAAGATGGAGGAGACGATAAGGCTAAAAGGTCTATCGTCTCTCCAATTCCGGAGAATCAAGAAGATTCTTCGGATTTTTATGTGTCCAGTGGTTTTTATGGACAATATGTGGATATTGAAGGCGTTTATAGGTCAGAATTTGATTTAATCAAAAGATATCGTGAAATGTCACTTCATCCAGAAGTCGATAGTGCAATTGAAGATATCATTAATGAAGCTATTGTATCTGATCAGAATGATTCCCCAATTCAAATTGATCTTTCAAATGCACCAGCTTCAGACAATCTTAAGAAGTTAATCAGAGAAGAATTCAAATATATTAAAGAACTCCTTGACTTTGATAAAAAATGTCATGAGATTATGAAAAATTGGTATGTAGATGGTAGAATCTACTATCACAAAGTTATAGATTTAAATAAACCTGAAGAGGGTTTAAAGGAAGTAAGATATATTGATCCTCTCAAAATTAAATTTATTAGAAAAATAAAGAAAAATCCTAAACAACTTTTAAATCCAAATTTTACTGCCGGCACATCAGTAAAAGGGCAAAAAGGTAATGAAGCTTTTGTAACCCCAGAAGTTGAAGAGTTTTTTCAATATGATCCAAATACTACAACTGGTGGATATGGACAACCAGCTATTTTCAAAAATAATATTAATTCAGTAACAATCGCAAAAGATGCCGTTACTTTTGTTCATTCTGGACTGGTAGATCGAAATAAACAAACTATTCTTTCTTATCTTCACAAATCAATTAAATCACTTAATCAACTTAGAATGATTGAGGATTCGCTTGTAATTTATAGATTATCAAGAGCTCCAGAGAGAAGAATCTTTTATATTGATGTTGGCAATCTTCCAAAAATTAAAGCAGAACAATATCTTCGTGAAGTTATGACCAGATATCGTAACAAACTTGTGTATGATGCACAAACTGGTGAGATTCGTGATGATCGTAAGATGATGGCGATGCTTGAAGATTTTTGGTTGCCTAGAAGAGAAGGTGGTCGCGGCACAGAAATCACAACTCTTCCTGGAGGGCAAAATCTTGGAGAACTTACTGATATAGAGTATTTTCAGAAAAAACTTTACAGATCTCTAAATGTTCCAGAATCTAGGTTAAATCATGGTGGTGGATTTAATCTTGGCCGTTCTTCAGAAATTTTAAGGGATGAAATTAAGTTCACCAAATTTGTTGGAAGATTGCGTAAGAGATTTTCTGGTCTTTTCAATGATTTACTTAAAACTCAATTAGTTCTCAAAAATATTGTAACTCCAGAAGATTGGAAAATTCTACAAGATCACATCCAATATGATTATGTTTATGATAATCATTTTGCGGAACTTAAAGAGACAGAACTACTCAATGAAAGAATGGGACTTCTTAACCAAGTAGAGCCTTATGTGGGTAAATACTTCTCTGTTGAATATGTAAGAAGAAATGTTTTAAAACAAACTGATGGAGATATCATTGAAATTGACGAACAAATTGCTGCAGAAAAAGCAGTCGGAATTATACCCCCACCTGTAGATCCAAATACTGGACTTCCTGTTGGTCAAGAACCACCAGTTGATCAAGGTGCTATGGGAGAAGTTCCTATGAATCCAGAAGCCTCAACAGGAGTCGCAGAAATGCCTCCAACAGAGGAAGCACCAAAACTCCAAATGCCCAAAGGTGGCAGGATATAAATATTTCAAATAACCACTGAATTTTAGAACTATGGATGATCTAATTGACATGATTGTTGCTGACCAATCTCCTGCGGATATCAGTGACAGAATTAAAGAAATTCTAATGCAAAAATCTGCAGAAAACATTGATGCAGTTCGACCAGTTGTTGCTGCTTCAGTGTTTGGTGGAGAAGAATCTCCTCAAGAACCAGAAGAATTTGAATCTGATTACGAGGAAACTGAGGAAGAAGACGAGGAGTGATAAATGGATGATCTCTCCGATTTTTTCTCTGCTATCAGTGTAGGTAAAAAGAAAAGAAAGGAAGAAATTGATGCAGTCGTTGGCGATGCTGTCAACGACTTCTTTTCTGCGATTAGTGAAGGTAAGAAGAAAGTAAAAGAAGAAAGGTCTAAAATAGCCGGAGATTCTTTTGAAACTCTTTTTTGGGAAGAACTAACAAAACCAACTCCAAAACCAAAGAAAAAGAAAAAGATAGTCGTAGAAGAAATTCAAGAACTTGAAGTAATAGAAGAGATTATTCAAGAAATCATAGAAGAACCCAAAGAAGAACTAGAAGAAAAATCTTTAGGACTTCTTTCGGAACCTTCTGATGTCAAACAACAGAATGATCCTCTGACTCCGTTGAATCAAAACTTTGCAACGATTGAAGATCTTAATAATCACTATAAATTATTCCTCTCTCGCATTCAACAACAACTCTCCACATTGGGTGGAGGTGGTGAAACTCGTCTAGAGTTTCTTGATGATGTTGATAGAAATTCGGCTAAAAGAGATAATTATTTCCTCAAGTATGATGCAAATATCAACAAGTGGGTTGGTGATGATGGTGGTGGAGTTGGTATTACCAGTATTGTTTTTATTACTGGAATAACCACATATTATCAAGCAACAAAAGATGTTGATTATATCGGAGTGAGTGCTGATGTTCCTGTGGTGATTGATTTACCAATAAATGCAGCACCTGGAAAAGAAATTATTGTAAAAGATGAGGGAAATAAGATATCTACATATAATATAACGGTTCGTGCTGGTGTTGGTGCGAGTGTTGAAAATAGTGATGCTGTCATTATGAAAGTCAATCACGAAAGTTTTACTTATTTCTATAATGGTTACAACTGGTATATCGTATAATGTCTTATAATCCTCAACCCGATCCACAAAATGTAGTCGTCATAAGTGCTGGATCATCAGTCACAGAAGTCAATAGATTTCCAGTAGGTATTGGAACGACTGGTATAGTATCAGTAGCAAACTCTGTCACAGTCAATCAAGGAACTTCACCCTGGGTAGTAAGTGCATCTGGTGGAAGTTTGCCAGTTGCTTTCCCAGATGCTACAGTAACTGCATTTGATGAACCTCTTGCGGTTTCAATTACTCCAGTAATGCAGGCAGATACTGTTTATGGAGCATTAGATCCAGATTTTTGGACTACTACACAACTTAATAATGGAACGGTTGGGATTTCATCAGATACTGGAATTTGGTCTGTTGGATGCACAACTGATACAAATAGTTACGCAAGATTACGAACAACTAGATATGCGAGGTATCAACCTGGACAAGGTATGATGTTCAGATGGACTGCAGCATATACAACAAGTTCTGGAACAGGGAGAACAACTGGACTTGGAGTTGATGGTATTCCGCAAGTTTCTGGTCCTATTACTAGAGGAGATGGTTATTCATTTGGTTTTAGTGGAATTGCAACTGCTAGGAACTTTGGTATTCAACACCGCAGAGCAGGTAAAGTAGAAATAAGACAACTTACAATTACTACAGCAGCAACAGGAGCACAAACCGCAACAGTTACTCTAAACGGAGTTGCTTATAATATTCCTCTTACTGCAGCACCAGGAGGAAGCACAGCATATACAGCAACACAAATTGCAGTTGGACTAAGCACCACACTTGCAGATCAATATTGGGAAATAGATGCTTGCACTAGTATAGTAACATTCTCATATTTTTCTCCTGGAGCAACTAATGGAACTTTTAGTTTTTCCAGTTCTGGTGCAGGAACATTAGCGGCAGGAAGTTTTGCTAGAACAGTCACTGGTGCAAGTCCAGTAGATGAATGGATTTATCAAGATAAGTGGGATAATCAAACAATACAATTTGATCCAACAAAACTGAATGTTTATTCAGTTGATTTCCGTTGGTTGGGTGCAGGTATCGTTCGTTTCTTTATGGAAGATCCTGATACTGGAAAAATGGCATTAGTTCATACTCAACATTGGACTAAAACTCAAACAGGAATATATCCACACATTAATAAACCAAGTTTAAGAATAGCGTATAGAGTTGGTTCAAGTGCTGGTGCAGCATCTACCATACCTGTAACTTTAAGAGGTGCAAGTGTTTTTGCTGGAGTTCAGGGTAATATTAATCAAACTGGTTCTAGTCAAGGATATTATAATCTTGATAATACAACAAGAGCAAAAGATACTAACTGGCACTTATTAACAATTCAAAATCCTTATGTGAGAAATTCACTAATTAACAGAAGTCAAATGGTTATTCAAGATTTGACTGTTGCTGTTCAATCAACTGATCCAAGTGTTATTTTCCTCGTTAAAAATGCAGTTGGAACAAGTGACTTATTAGTTTTAAATCAAATTCCATCACACGGAAATCCAAGTATATTTGCACAATATTCTACAAGTGCAGTTACAGAAAACTTAGCCCTTGATAATATTGCGAATGTTCAAACACTTGGTATTAATGGAAGTAGTCAGTTTAATCTTATCCCTTATAATTTTATTTTAGCACCAGGAGATACTATATCAGTATTCATTCGCAGCACAAACGCAATTAGTAATAGTGCGGTAGGAATTACTTGGAAGATTGATTAAACAAGGTAACTAATAAATAATTAAATCAGTGAAAAAAACTAAGAGGAAGATTAATGGCTTTTAAAGTAGTACAAACAGTAGGAGTAATTACTGCTGCTTCTGGAACTGCGGTGAATACTGTGGCAATTCCACTTAAGAGTGGTTATTTGAGAATTTCTGCTCAGGGAAATCCAGCAACAGTAAATACCGCTTCAACTGCAACGGCAAGTGACCTTTATGTTGCAGTTGGCGAATCTGTAGTTTTAAAAGAAAGAGTTGCAAGACAACAAGTAACTGGAATTACTACTGGTACAACCACTACAGTAAATTTCGGTGAAAATTACGGAAATCCATTTAATGTTGGTGATTATGTTGCAATTGAAAATGGATATCCTTCGGGAATTAATACTACTTTTGCACAAGTAAGTGCAGTTACTCAAACATCTCTTACTCTTAGTTTTAATAGTGCATCGGTAACAGGAGTTGCTGTTACTGGAACCACCGTTGCAAGAAGCATTCAACTCTCAGCAATGGGATCTGGTGGTAGCGCAACTATGCACGTAACAGAAGTCCAAACCGCATCCGTAACCTAAAATGAAACTCATCACAGAAGAAGTATCACAAGTAGAATTTATCGTAGAAGGCAAAGGTGCCGACAAAAAAATGTTTATTGAAGGTATTTTCCTTCAAGGAGAAATCAAGAACCGTAATGGACGTATGTATCCAATTACAACTCTTGCTCGTGAAGTAGATCGTTATAACGAAAACTTCGTAAACAAAGGACGTGCTCTTGGAGAACTAGGACACCCAGATGGGCCTACTGTAAATCTTGATCGTGTTTCACACAAGATTACTGTTCTTGAACAAAGAGGAAACAACTTCTACGGTAAGGCACAAATCCTTTCAACTCCAATGGGCAAGATTGCACAATCACTCATTGGTGAAGGTGTAACTCTTGGTGTTTCTTCCAGAGGTGTTGGATCACTCCAAATGTCTAGTGAGGGAACTAAAGTTGTCGGTGAAGATTTTATGCTTGCAACTGCTGCTGATATCGTAGCAGATCCTTCTGCTCCTGATGCATTTGTTCAGGGAATTATGGAAGGTGGGTTTGGGATGGTGGAATCCTTAGAGAACAACTTGCTTCTAAGACGCAGAAAAGAATAAATACTCTTATAGATCAGAGAAAACTTGATGAGCAGAAGTTAAATCTGTTCAACGAATTTTTGTTGAATCTTTAATTTATAAATAAATACAGATTATACAAAGGTAATCGGAGAGTTCAAATGTCCCGTGGTAAAAATTTACAAGAGATGGAAGTAGGCACTACACAATCCAAAACCGCCGTTAATGCTAACGCTCAAGCAGGAATGCCAGCGCAAACATCGGCAACCCCAACTGTTACTCCAGGTCAAACTGGTGCTTGGGAAGATCTTGGTGGACCTACTCCAGAAAATAGCAGACCAGATGATAACAGCAATATGCTGAAAACTCCTGGTGCAACCCTTAAGCAAGTTAAGGATGTTGTAAATGCTAAAGCTTCTCCTGCAGATGCTCCTGCAGTTTCCGCAACTCCTGTTGGTACACCTGGTCAAGGTGGCGGCATGAAGGAAAATTCTGAATATGACGAGGATGAAGAGCTCTTAGAAGCTAAAGATGAAGAAGATGATGATGATGAAGAAGAGGAGTCGGGTAAAGGTCGTAAAAAGTCATCCAAAGACGACGATGATGACGACGATGATGACGACGATGACGACGACGATGATGAAGAGGATGAATCCGGTAAGAAAAAAATGAAGAAGGAAGAGTATAACATCGAAGAAGATGTTAATGCTTTACTTTATGGCGAAGAACTCTCCGAAGAATTTAAAGAAAAAGCAAAAGTTGTTTTTGAAGCAGCTCTTCATGCAAAAACAAAAGAAATTCAAGAATCACTAGAGCATCATTATGCTGTTGCTCTTTCTGAAGAAGTAGAAGAGATTAAACTAGAACTAACCGAAAGAGTTGACTCATACCTTGAGTATGTTGCTTCTGAATGGTTAGAAGAAAATGCTCTTGCAGTTGAGCGTGGTCTCAAAACTGAGATCACCGAGTCCTTCATCGCTGGTATGAAGGGACTTTTTGAAGAACATTATGTATCAATGCCTGAAGAAAAATATGATGTACTAGAGAGCATGGTAGAAAAACTTGATGAAATGGAGACAAAACTCAACGAACAAATTCAGAAGAATGTTGTTCTTAACAAGAAACTTTCGGAGTCGGTAGCTGAAACTATCCTCAACGATGTTTCCGAAGGTCTCGCAGTTTCCCAAAAGGATAAACTTGCAACCCTCGCAGAAAGTGTTGAGTTTGAGAGTGAGAATGACTATTACCAGAAGCTGGTAACTCTTAGGGAGTCATACTTCCCAAGAAACGCTGGTATTCCAGCAAACGAAACGGAAAATCTAACAGAAGAAGCGAACTTCCAAGAAGTGAACCATTCACCTTCTATGGACGCTTATCTACGCGCTCTTTCCACCGTTGCTAAAAAGTGATTTTTAGATAATACTCAAACCGCAGTTTACCCCCAACACTTTTAACCGAGGTATAAAACTAAAATGGACGGACTTAATACACAAATGCTAGTGGAGAAGTGGGCTCCCGTTCTAGATTTCGATGGTCTAGGAGAAATCAAAGATTCCCACAGAAGATCTGTTGTTGCTCAACTTTTAGAGAACCAAGAAAGAGAACTCCGTGAATCTGCTGAGTTCCTTGGAGAAGCTTCCCCAACCAACTCTGCTGGTACTGGTGGTTTCACTGGTTCTGGTGGACAAACAGTTGCTGGTTTCGACCCAGTTCTAATCAGCCTCATTCGTCGTTCAATGCCTAACCTCATTGCATACGACATCTGTGGCGTTCAACCAATGAGTGGTCCTACTGGACTCATCTTCGCAATGCGTTCTAAGTATGGTTCACAGAACGGAACTGAAACCTTCTTCAATGAAGTTGATTCCGCATTCTCTGGTCAGAACAGTGGACGTAATCTCGAAGCTGGTTTTGCTGATGGTCTTGTTGGTTTCGGTACTACTTCTCAATCAGGAACCAATCCATCTGCTTTAAACCCAGTTGGAACAGCTACAACCAACCCTTCACCATACAATGTTGGTGAAGCAATGACAACTGGTAATGCTGAAGCTCTAGGTGATGGTACTGCTGGTAACTACTTCAATGAAATGGCATTCTCAATCGAGAAAGTCACTGTTACCGCAAAGTCCAGAGCACTCAAGGCTGAGTACTCCCTAGAACTCGCACAAGACCTCAAGGCTATCCACGGTCTAAACGCAGAAGCAGAACTTGCTAACATTCTCTCCACTGAGATCCTCGCTGAAATCAACAGAGAAGTTATCAGAACCATCTATAAGGTTGCTGAGCAAGGTGCTGCTGTTAACACTGCTACCGCTGGTGTATTCGACCTTGATGTTGACTCCAATGGTCGTTGGTCAGTTGAGAAGTTCAAGGGTCTACTCTTCCAGATCGAGAGAGATGCAAACGCTATCGCTCAGAGAACTCGTAGAGGGAAGGGCAACACCATCATCTGCTCTGCAGACGTTGCTTCCGCTCTAACCATGGCTGGTGTACTTGATTACACCCCAGCACTGAACGCTAACCTCAACGTTGATGACACTGGTAACACCTTCGCTGGTGTTCTCCAAGGTAAGTACCGTGTATACATTGACCCATATGCTGCAAACGTAGATGCTAACCAGTACTACGTTGTTGGTTATAAGGGTTCTAGTGCATATGACGCTGGTATCTTCTACTGCCCATATGTACCTCTCCAAATGGTACGTGCTGTTGGTCAGGATACTTTCCAACCAAAAATTGGCTTCAAAACCCGTTATGGTATTGTTGCCAACCCATTTGCAGAAGGAACCACTGTTGGCGCTGGTCGTCTTCTCCTCAACAGCAACCGTTACTACAGAAGAGTCAAGGTTGCAAACCTCATGTGATTCATTTCACAACTCAATCAAGAGACCCGAAAGGGTCTCTTTTTTATGCAAATAAATAAAAATAAAACACTATGTCAGGTGCTTTTGATAGACAAATTGCAAATAGAAATTTCCTTAGTCCACTAGGATTCAAATTTAATTTGGCAAGGGCTCCAAAGGCAGATTTCTTTTCAAAATCGGCAAATGTTCCCGGTATTAATCTTGGGGTTGCTGTCCAACCAACTTATTTGAAGGATATTCCCATTCCTGGAGATAAACTTGTTTTTGATGATTTTCGTTTAACTTTTAATATTGATGAAAATCTTGAAAACTACAATGTTATTCAACACTGGATGAGAGGTCTTGGTTATCCAGAGAGTGTTTATGAATATTCGGAATGGATAGTAAGTGATTCAAATAGTCCGAGACAAGATCCAAATCTTTCTGACGGAACATTAATTATCTACAATAGTAACTTTCAACCATCAACACTTGTCAAATTTCAGGGAATGTTCCCAACATCTCTATCTGATATTGAATTTGATGCCACTTTGCAAGATGTGCAATACGCAGTGGCTACTGTAACCTTTAAGTATGTTCTTTATAAAATCTCACCTTATGAACCTGGATGAAATTCAAAAACTATGGGAAGAAGATTCAAAAATTGATGAAGACAATCTTCATACCGAATCTGTAAAAATTCCAAGCCTTCATGCAAAATATTATAAGATCTTCAATAGTATCCTGACTCTAAAGAAAGCTCAGGAAAACAAATATAAGATTTTAAAAAAAGAAAAGTGGCAATACTACACTGGTAAAGCAGAACCAGATGTTTACATTGAAAAGCCCTTTGATCATAAGGTACTTAAACCAGATTTGGATAAGTACATGGATGCTGATGAGGATCTGATCAAGTGTCAAACCAAGATTGAATACTACCAGATGATGTTGAACTATCTGGAGAGCATTCTTAAAACTATATTAAATAGAACATACCAGTTGAAAAATGCCATTGAATGGCAGAAATTTATTAGAGGATATGACTGATATTACAATTGCAAAAAAGAACGAAGTGTTCCTGAAGATAGAAGCAGAACCACATATCTATCAGGAACTTTCAGAACACTTTACCTTTGATGTACCTGGAGCAAAGTTTATGCCCCAGTACAGAAGTAAGTATTGGGATGGTAAGATTCGTCTTTTCTCAACACATACTGGAGAGATCTATGTTGGTCTTCTGGACAAGGTAGTATCTTGGGCTAAAAAGTGGGACTATCAAGTAGAGTTTAAAAACAATAAGTTCTATGGAACTCCTTTAGAAGAGAATGAAATGATCTCTTATGAAGGAGTTAAAGATTATATGAATCGGATCTCTAAACATAAACCTAGAGATTATCAAGTGGATGCAGTTTATGATGCACTCAGATACAATCGTAAACTTCTAATCTCACCAACTGCATCTGGTAAGTCATTGATGATTTACTCTATTGTGAGATACTTTGCAGAAAGAGATCAGAAAATTCTTCTTGTTGTTCCCACAACATCTTTGGTTGAACAGATGTTTAAGGACTTTCAGGATTATGGATGGAACGCTGAGGACTTCTGCCATCGCATCTATAGTGGTCGTGAGAAGACGAATGAGTTCCCTGTAGTCATTACCACCTGGCAGTCCATCTACAAACTGCCTAGGACCTTTTATGATTCATTTGATGTAGTCATCGGAGATGAGGCTCACCAATTTAAATCCAAATCTTTAGTCGGAATCATGACTAAGATGGATAATACGAAATATAGGTTCGGTTTTACGGGTACTCTTGATGGCACTCAAACGCATAAATGGGTATTGGAGGGTTTATTTGGTCCTTCATATAAAGTCACTCAAACTAAAGAGTTGATTGACAAGGGACATCTTTCTAAACTTCAAATAAAAATTATTATTCTCAAACATAATCCACAACAATTTGAAAACTTTGAAGATGAAGTTCAGTTTATTATTGGACATCCAAAACGAAATAACTTTATTAAAAATCTTGCACTAGATCTAAAAGGAAACACTCTTGTACTTTTCTCTAGAGTTGAAACTCATGGTCAACCTCTTTATGAATCAATAAATAATTCTGCTAAGGATGGAAGAAAAATATTTTATGTACATGGTGGAGTAGATGCAGAAGAGAGAGAACTAGTCCGAGAAATCACTGAGAAAGAAAACAATGCAATCATTGTGGCTTCATATGGAACATTCAGTACAGGAATCAATATTAAAAATCTACACAATGTAATCTTTGCTTCACCAAGTAAATCTAGAATCAGAAACCTCCAATCAATCGGAAGAGTTTTAAGAAAAGGTGATAATAAAACTCAAGCTGTACTTTATGATATTGCAGATGATTGCACTAAAAATTCAAGAAAAAATTATACATTAAATCACTTAATAGAAAGAGTCAAAATTTATAATGAAGAGAATTTTAACTACGAATTCGTACAGGTAAACTTAAAAGAATGATGGAAGAAGATTTCTATGCAGTCATTAAATTAGTATCTGGAGAAGAGATATTCTCCATTGTTTGTCCTTCTGAAGAGGAAGGCAGAACGATGTTGATACTCAACAATCCTGTAACTATAGAAGTTATTGTTATGAAACAAATTGGTATGCAAGGATACAAGATAGATCCATGGTTAAAGTTTGCAGATGATGATACATTTCTTTTGGATATGGATAAAGTTCTGACAATCAGTGAAGTACGTGATTCAGATACAATTGAAATGTATCACAAATTTTTAAGACAACAAGAAAATAAAAACTCAAAAAATCCTCTTAGCGCAGAAATGGGATATTTGTCATCAGTTTCTGAAGCAAGAAAAAGATTTGAAAAACTTTATAAGGGCCAATCAGATATTAAAGAAAGCTAATCTTTGAAACTCCACAGAGTCATTGTACAGGATTTATAGGGGTCTTGTCAACCTTAGTATAAAATGTTATAATAGGAACATTAAATTACCTTAGGGACTCATGAAATGCAGGCACCAAAAAGAAAAAGATCCGAACATTATGTAAATAATAAAGAATTTCTCGATGCAATCGTAGAATATAAAAGAAAAGTCAAAGTAGCTGCTGAGAACGGTGAACCCAAGCCCCGTATTACCAACTATCTTGGTGAGTGTTTTCTGAAGATCGCAACACACCTATCGTATAAACCGAACTTCGTTAATTATATGTTTAGAGAAGATATGATTTGCGATGGTATTGAGAATTGTGTTCAATATATTCACAACTTTAATCCAGAAAAATCTTCAAATCCATTTGCCTATTTCACTCAGATTATTCACTACGCATTTCTGAGAAGAATTCAAAAAGAAAAGAAACAGATGGAAATTCGTTCCAAGATCATTGAACGATCTGGATATGATGAAGTATTTACCGTTGATGATGACTACGGCAATGCTTCTGACTATAATAGCATTAAAGATTCTATTCAAACAAAAATGTATCAATGACATTAGTTGCTTGTGTGACTGACACCCATTATGGTGCCAGAAAAGGTAGTAAAACCTTTCATGATTATTTTAAAAAGTTTTATGAGGATGTGTTTTTTCCTGAACTGGAAAAACGCAAGATCAAACATTGTATTCACTTAGGTGATGCATTTGATAATCGTAAAAGTGTAGATTTCTGGGCTCTGAATTGGGCAAAGGAAAATGTGTATGATCGTTTCCGTGATCTTGGTATTCAAGTATATCAAATCGTAGGAAATCATGATGCGTATTATAAAAATACAAATCAAGTCAACTCTATTGAGTCCCTATTAAGAGAGTATGACAACATTGTACCTATTTCTAGTCCTGGTGAGTATGAAGTTGCAGGTCTCAAAACTTTTATGATTCCTTGGATTTCTCCGGAAAATCGTGAAGAAACTTTAGAGAAAATGTCTAAAACCAAAGCA